ACGCCGCTCCATGACAATCCCGCTGAGGCCCATAACGCCGGGGGGCTTGCTGAGGCCGTCGGCTGCGCAGTTCGGGATCTGCCCACGATCAGCGACACCGCCATGGAGCCAAGCGAGTGCCTGTGCGATCTGGACATCGAGGCATTTGAGTCGAAGTTCGGCTACCGGCATGAGGTCGGTGAAACCTCCTTCGATAATCGTCTGGTCGAGGTTTCTGCATGAAGCGCACGCCACTGCAACGCAAGACCCCGCTCACATCGAACGGACCTCGCCGCAAGCGCTGCCCAGAGTGCCGGGTGATGTTCACACCCTCCAGAAGCTCGCAGGCGGTGTGCGGAGAGATCGAGTGCGCCATCGCTCACGGGAAGTCGGAGAAAGGCCAGGAAAGCGCGCGCAAGGCCTTTGCTGATATCGGGCGACGTGACATCAAGGTGCGCAAAGAGGCCCTGAAAAGTCGCGGCGACCACATGCGCGAGGCTCAGCAGGCGTTCAACGAATACATCCGCACCCGCGACCAGGCCGCCGGCCACTTCTGCATCTCCAGCGGCAAGCCTTTGGACTGGAGCGGAAACGCAGTAGATGCAGGGCATTACCGCAGCGTCGGCTCCGCGCCGCACCTGCGCTTCGATGAGCGTAATTGTCATGCCCAGAGCAAGCAGGACAACCGATTCCTCTCCGGCAACGCCGTGGACTACCGGATCGGCCTGATAGCGCGCATTGGCCAGGAGGCCGTCGATGCCCTGGAATCCGACCAGAGCGTGCGCAAGTACACCGTGGATGAGATCAAGGCCATTAAGGCCGAATACCGGGCAAAGACCAAAGAATTGAAGAAGGGGGAGGCCGCATGAAGCTGATCAACGCAAGGCAGGTATGGACTGAGGCACAGCACGAATCGAACGCGTCGATCAGCGCTGTGGCCATCGACAGGGCGGAGTCGGCACCAGTGAAGACGGGCGGACGCATCGGCAAGCGCGATGCCCAATTCCCGGCCATGGGCAGCGAGAAGGGGGAGGAAGCTGGGCGCTTCTCCGTGCCTGGGCAGCGGATCAGCATAAGCGAAACGCGGCGCACATCGGCGGGCAAGTCCACAGCCCGCGCCGCACATCTGGCAACCATTGGTAAAGTCCTGCGCGCCATCGACACCCTGCCATTCCAGGAGCAACAGTTCGGGCACTACCTGTATCACCCATGCATGACTCTCGCTCACGTGCTCAATGCTGAGAAGCTGATCTGGAGTTGCGTGGACTTTTCCACCCTGACCGAAGCCAAGGAGGCGAAGGTGCATTGCCTTGTGACGATGGCCCTGCAGTCCTACAAGGTGGAGGCTCATGACGGCGCTCAATGGGGACCAGCTCGTATCGCCGAGGGCATGCTCAAGCTCTACGGCGTTCACATAGAACCCAAAGTGTGGGATAGGGACTGGAAAGAAGCGTGGAATTTCCTGCGAGACGCCATTGAAGAAGTGGATATTCGTGTTCAGCAGCCGGTGTGGCAGGTTATTCACGCAGAAAAAGAAGAAGTAGCGGCATAAAAGTGTTGTGATGTTGGGGTTTTTGATGTACTTTCCCCATAGTGCACAAGTAACGCGAAACGCACACGAAACCATAAACCCGGCCAAGCGCCGGGTTCTATCTGCCTAAACGAACGTGTTTCCATTGCGCCTTTATTGCCAAAAAAAGTGACATAAGCGCCAACTGAAAATTTCTGAGAACGAATTGATGGCACATTGACTCATAGTGCCGTTGTAAATAAATTGATCCCTTCTTAGAACTTATTGGTCACAAAATGAAGAAAAACATCCTATCAGTTTTGGTTTTTTGCGCTGTTTGTAACGGCGCTCAAGCTGTAGAACTTTCAGGCGCCCTCGGTGCCACGAGCCAAGGCGGATTGACTGCTCGTGCTGCGCTGGGATTCAATTGGGATAAGGCGTGGTTGGAAAGCTCTACAGGTAAGCTGACAGGATATTGGGACTTGGGGTACACCTATTGGGAGTCGGGGAAAGAGGCTGGTGCTCGCCACTCTCTTTCCTTTGCCCCGGTCTTCGTTTACGAGTTTGGTCAAGGTGACATAAAGCCGTTCATCGAAGCTGGTGTGGGTGTCGCAATGTTTTCGGGCACTAACGCTGGCGACCAGAAATTCGGATCGTCTTTCAACTTCGAAGACCGAATTGGCGCTGGCTTGAAGTTCGGCGGTACGCAGAAGGTAGGTGTTCGGGCTACTCACTATTCAAACGCGGGCATCAAAGAACCGAACGATGGCATTGAGTCTTACGCACTTTTCTACAGTCATTCGATTTGATCTGACCAGGAACCCGGCCATCGCGCCGGGTTTTTTTATTGCCTGAGTTTCACTGCAGCCAGGGCAGCCTCACGGAAGGCCTGGAAGCTGATAAGCCGGTAGTGCAGCGCTACGGAAAAACACCGGCAGCCCGTGCACCCTGACCTCACTGTGCTTCCAGGGTGGCGCGAGACAGCGCCGGCGAGATCGATGCATTGGGGCGTCGACGCTGGGACTGTCTTTGGCTGACAGCGGGGAAGACACGCGCACCTATTCAGGGCCTCGACATTGATCGGGGCCTTCTTGTTTTCGGCCCCGCCACACCCTTCGCACTGAGCAGGGAGTGCCGCCGGGGCCGATCTATTTCAAACATGCCCCACGGAGTCGAGCGCATGGAGTATCTACAGCGCCTGCTCGACAAGATCGACAGGTTCGAATTGCTGATTGCGGGCCTGATTGGGGCCGTTGTTGCCAGCTGGTGGCACAAGGATGACTTGTCCGACTGGCGCGCCTGGATGGTGTTCCTAGTTACCGGCGTTTCCTGCTCGCTGTACCTGACGAGCATGGTGAGTGCCTACCTGAATGTCACTGAGCCAAAGATCGTCGCGGGAATTGGTTTCCTGCTGGGCACGTTCGGCGGCTCGCTCCTTGCAGCAATCAACCGAGCCATCAAAGCCGCTGACCTCTGGGCGCTTATTCGCCAGCGGTTCGGGGGAGGCAATCCACCATGAATCTTGAACTGATCAACTCCATCGCCTGCGGCCTTATCGCGCTGTGGGCAGCGTGGTGCGTACTGAGCGGGAAGGTGAGGGACGGCATCCTCGGGAAGCTGATCTACACCACGATCGCCATCACAGGTTTCGTTGTGTCGGTGCGCAGCCAGAACATCTTCTTTGGCCCGACGACTGCTGGCCTGACGCTGCATGTCGCCCTGGCCCTGGCCGGTGCCCGCCACATCTTTATGGTCACGTACTGGCAGCGTGTGAAGGTCTGGCTGTGCCGGACGCTGAACTGCGAGCACTGCCTGCACTGTGATAAGGCGCCCGGCGGTATCGATCGACGGAGCAAGTAATCCGCGCCACGTTTTCGAATGCGCCAAATCGTGGCGCGAGAGAGGAGCAGGGCATGAGCGAACAATCAGGCGAGCACGTCCACTACTGGGATGATGGCCGGGGTCGACGGGAAGTGTTCATCGACGGCCAGCGTGTTGATGGCGTCAGGTACTGCGACACCAAGGTCGGAATTGCTGTTGTCGTGGATACTCCGCTCAAGTCCACGGATGGTGAGCATGTCGACTTCCACCCTGTATGGGGTGAAATTAGAGTCATCTATTGCGGCGGCTACACCCGCGCCAACAAGACATTCCGAATGGGAGAGGGGCCGATCCAATGACGACCATTGCCTACAAAGACGGCGTGATCGCCTATGACTCTCGCCAAACCCGAAACGATCGCATTGTCTCTGACAATGCCCCGAAGTGCCAGGTTGTCAGTGGGGTCAGCTTCTTTCTGTCGGGTGCGGTGTGCGACGAGAAGGCGCTTATCGCGGCCTACTTCGGCACTCCCTCGGCGGTCCCTGTCGAATGCTCAGGCTATGTCGTCGATGGCGGCAATCTAATGATGGTAGGTCATGACGATAAGACAGGAATCTGGAAACAGGAGCTCGACCTTTCCAATCCAGATGCCATTGGCAGTGGCTCTGCATATGCAATTGCCGCAATGGATATGGGTGCAAGCGCAGAAGATGCGGTGCGTGCTGCGATGAAGCGAGACATCTACACAGGCGGCACGATCCGCAGTGCGTTCATCAACGAGGGGATGGCTGATGCAAAGACCACTACCCCCGGCGTCACTGCTTGAGCTATCGGACCTCTCGGACTTCGGTGTCCGCCTGACGCCCGCCCCTGAAGTTTGGGAATGGCTCCAAGCCGAGATACTTGCCGATACCGGCAGCATTCACAACGAAGACCATGCCCATCTACTGGACGCAGACATCCAGATCATGTGGGCATCGTCGAGCTTCGAGAAGCAGGGCCGCACAGTTCTGGGTCAGGCCGAACAGGTAGCGTTCCGCGCCGGTGGCTGGCAGAAAGCCCGGATGGAGCAGCAGATGCGTGATTGGTTTGGCGATGTGCCGGCCTTCATCATCACCTTGGCTGCTGACTACTGCGCCCAATGCAGCGACCTTGAGTTCTGCGCCCTCATCGAGCACGAGCTTTATCACCTGGCTCACGCGACCGACAAGTACGGTCAACCAGCATTCACCCAAGACGGTGCACCGAAGATCAAGCTGCAGGGCCATGACGTTGAAGAATTCGTCGGAGTGGTCCGCCGCTACGGTGCAAGCCATGAAGTTCAAGCGATGGTGGATGCTGCAAACAAGCCCGCCGAGGTGGGTAAATTGAACATATCGAGGGCCTGCGGAACCTGTCTGCTCAAGTCGGCCTGAGGTTAGACAGCAATAGACGGAATCCAAACCTATGGCAGCCCTGAGCAGCGAGGTGAAGGCCTTTATCGTTCAGGCACTCGCCTGCTTCGATACACCCTCCCAGGTGGCCGAGGCCGTCAAGCGTGAATTCAGTGTCGAAGTGAGCCGCCAACAGGTGGAATCGCACGACCCTACGAAGCGATGCAGTAAGACCCTGGCCAAGCGCTGGGTGGAAATGTTTCACGATGCCCGCAAGCGCTTCCGTGAAGAGACGGTAGAGATACCGATCGCCAACCGTGCCTATCGACTGCGCGCTCTTGGTCGTATGGCCGAGAAGGCCGAGAACATGAAGAACATGGCGCTGACTGCTCAGCTACTGGAGCAGGCCGCCAAAGAAGTCGGCGACGTTTACGTAAATCGCCGCCTTGAACCTGAAAAACCTCTTGGCTCCCACGCGGACCAGCAGCACGCCATTGCTGAGTACACGCTGGAGCCTGATGAGCATGTCCCGACTTCCCCGCACCTTTGATCCTCCGGTCAAGCTGACGCCCAAGCAGGCGAACATTTATTGCTGGGGCTTCCAGCCTGAGGCGCGCTTTCGCGACGCGGTGTGTGGGCGCCGGTTCGGTAAGACATTCTTGGGCAAGGCTGAGATGCGGCGCGCTGCGCGACTGGCTGCTGAATGGGGCGTGAGTGTTGAAGACGAGATCTGGTACGGCGCGCCGACGTTCAAACAGGCCAAGCGCGTGTTCTGGCGGCGCCTGAAGCAAGCCATCCCTGAGGCGTGGCGTGCGCACCGCCCGAACGAGACCGAATGCTCTATCACCCTCAAGTCCGGCCACGTCATGCGCGTGGTGGGGCTCGACAACTACGATAACCTGCGGGGCTCCGGCCTTTTCTTCGTTCTGGTGGATGAATGGGCGGACTGCCCGTGGGCCGCGTGGGAAGAAGTGCTGCGGCCGATGCTCTCGACCTGCCAATACACGATTCCGGGTATCGGAGTGCGCAAGGGCGGCCATGCGCTGCGGATTGGCACACCTAAGGGCTTCAATCACTGCTACGACACGTATCTGGACGGCAAACCAGGCGGCGAGCCTGACCACAAGAGCTGGCAGTACACGTCATTACAGGGAGGCAATGTTCCTCCTGAAGAGCTGGATGCGGCCCGCCGCAAGATGGACCCTCGGACGTTTCGGCAAGAGTACGAGGCCGGTTTTGAGAATTACGCTGGCGTCGTTTACTACACGTTCAATCGTGCTGAATGTCGCACCAGCGAGCGGATCAAGCCGGGCGAGGCTTTGCACATTGGCATGGACTTCAACGTCATGAAAATGAGCGCCGTGGTCTACGTGGTTCGCGACGATCTGCCGTTGGCTCTGGATGAGTTCCACGCTGTGCGTGACACGCCGGAGATGATCGAAAAGATCAAGGTTCGCTTCTCGGGACACAACATTGCCGTTTACCCAGATGCTAGTGGCCAGAACACCAGTAGTAAGAACGCCAGTGAGTCAGATTTGTCGCTGCTTAAGAAGGCCGGGTTTTCAGTCATTGTTGATTCGACAAATCCGGGGGTTAAAGACCGTGTGAATGCGGTCAACGCCATGTTCCTGAACACCTACGGTGAGCGCCGCTTAAAGGTCAATGTCGATCAGTGCCCGCAGCTCACCTTGTGCCTAGAGCGTCAGACTTATACCGACAAGGGAGAGCCTGACAAAGACCCTAAGAAGGGCCATGACCATATGAACGACGCCGCTGGCTACTTCATTGCCAAGCGCTATCCGATCAAAGCGATCGTCACTTCTATCAAAATGGGATACGCCCGATGAGCAACGACGTCTCCTTCAAGCGGGCGGAATACACGGCAGTGCTGGACCGCTGGGCGACCGTTCGCGACGTCTGCGCGGGCCAGCACCGGGTTGTGGATCGGCTGCCGTACATCAACGCGCACGACAAGTCGCCGGAGAACGAAGACCGCAACCGGGCATACCGCGAGCGCGCGGTGTTCAAGAACGCCACTGGGCACACCCGAAACGGTTTGCTTGGCCTGGCCTTTCACAAAGACCCGACGCTGACGGTGCCGAAGAAGCTGGAATACCTACAGGACAACGCCAACGGCTCCGGCGTGAGCATTTACCAGCACTCCCAAGGAACGCTGGAGAAGGTTCTTGAAGCTGGCCGCCACGGTCTTTACGTCGACTATCACCAAGACGACGGCATCGGTGGGCACTCGGTGATTCTTTCCTACTGCGCTGAAGACATCATCAACTGGCGTACAGGCATGGTGAACGGCCATAGCGTGTTGACGTTGGTGGTGCTTCGCGAATCGCCAGAGATTCCCGACGGCTTCGGTTACAAGACGGCTGAGCAGTACCGGGAGCTTGCGCTGGAGGACGACGGCTTTGTGTGCCGCGTCTGGCGCCGATCCGGTCCGAAAGGCGGCGGGCCGCTGGCGGTCATCGAAGAGTTCAAGCCCGAAGGCGTAACCGGTCGCCTCAAGGAGATCCCGTTCACCTTCGTCGGCGCACAGAACAACGACCCAAGCATCGATGAGTCGCCTCTCTACGACATCGCTATGATCAACCTGGGCCATTACCGGAACAGCGCTGACTATGAGGACAGCGTTTTCTGGTGTGGCCAGGCCCAGCCGTGGATCTCTGGCTTGGACGAGCAGTGGCGCGACTGGATGGAGAAAAACGGTGTCTATGTCGGCTCCAGGGCGCCAATGATGCTGCCGACTGGTGGTGCGTTCGGCTACGCACAGCCGGCGCCGAACACGCTGGTCAAGGAAGCCATGGCCGACAAGAACCAGATGATGATCGAGCTCGGCGCCCGAATGGTGGTTGCGTCTCTGTCGTCCAAGACGGCGACCGAGGCCCGCGGCGACCAATCAGCATCTACATCGGTTCTTGCTGGATGCGTAGCCAACGTCAGCGAGGCCTATACCCGGGCAATCATGTGGTGCTGCGCCTACATGGGCATTGCTGACAAGAAGGTAGCCTACCAGGTGAATCAGGAGTTCGTAGAGCTCACGGCCGATCCGCAGATGATCACGGCCTTGGTTGGCTTGTGGCAGAACGGCGGGTTTGCGAAAGCTGACCTGCGGGCCTACCTGCGCAAACTGGGGCTGATCGCGCCAGAGCGTACCGACCTGCAGATAGATGGTGAGCTGGAAGGGCAGGGCGATGGCCTGGGCCTGGACGACGAGGACAAACCAAATGGCGGTAAATCCGGCAGTACTTGATGCCACGATCCGGCACGCGGTCTTTCTCGAAAAGCTGAAGGCGGGGGAGGTGGGCAAATTTGCTCCTTTCCTTAAGGAGATTGACCGGTCTATACGGGATCGGCTGACCCAGTCGGACCTGACCGAGTACAACGTCAAGCGCCTGGAAGCGTTACTGAAGGAGGTCGACAGCCTGTTGCTGGGTATCTTCGACCGATACAGCGCGCAGTTGAACCTCGACCTGGTAGACATCGCCAACTACGAAGCACAGTTCGAAGCGACAAGCCTCGCCCGGTCAGCTCCGGTTGGCGTGTCGCTCGACGTCGTGGCTCCGACTGCTGCTGCAATCCGCACGGCCGTGCTGACGAACCCACTCAGCGTTCGCGGTACGGGCGGCGGGAAGCTGCTGAAGTCATTCATCAAGGGTTGGACCAGCGCCGAGCGCGAGCGCGTCACTGGCACGATCCGGCAAGGCTTCTTCGAAGGGCAGACGAACTTCCAGATTATTCGCAACATTCGTGGTACCAAGGCGGCAGGGTTCAAAGACGGCATCCTGGCCACCACCAACCGCAATGCCAGCACGGTCGTGCACACCGCGATTCAGCATGTGTCGTCCCAGGCGCGCATGGAGGTGGCCAAGGCCAATACTGATGTGGTGCTTGAGATACAGATGATCGCCACGCTGGACAGCAAGACCAGCCAGTTATGTCGCTCGATGGACAAGCGCCGGTTTCCGCTGGACTCAGGCCCAAGGCCGCCGTTTCACCCGAACTGCCGTACGACCTTCATCCTGCTGACCAAGCTCAGCGCGATGTTCGCCAAGGGCGCAACGCGTGCCTCGGTGGGCGCAGACGGCGGCCAGCAGGTCAGTGCTGACATCGATTACTACCACTGGCTCCAGCAGCAGCCGGCTGCGTTCCAGGACGTTGCTATCGGCCCAGTCCGGGCCAAGCTGTTCCGGGAGGGTGGGCTGACCGTGGAGCGATTTGCAGAGCTGCAGCTTGATCGCAACTTCGCGCCGCTGACCTTGGTGCAGATGAAAGGACTAGAGCCGCTGGCTTTTGAGCGAGCAGGCATAAATTAACCAGGAGATACCCATGACTCAGCTCTTTATCGGAACCAAAATTATTCTGGCCTTGGCGATGACTCGTCTCGCTTACAACGAGTATCGAGGCTGGACATTGCCTGCTGACGAGAACGGCGCAGACGACGGCTATCTGGTTGAGTACACCGACGGTGGCGCATCCAACCACCCAGACCATGCGGGTTACATCAGTTGGTCACCCAAGGCTCAGTTCGATAACGCCTATCGTCCGACTGCCGGCATGAGCTTCGGTCTTGCGGTTGAAGCCTTGAAGCTGGGCAAGCGCGTTTCGCGTGTCGGCTGGAATGGCAAGGGCATGTGGTTGAAACTTGTTCCGGCAGACCTTGCTGACACAGTTTCGTTTCAGCATGAAGCGCTGCGCCCTCTCCCGTGGATTGGCATGAAAACAGCCGATCAGTGCTTTGTTCCATGGCTTGCCTCGCAAACCGATGTGCTCGCCGATGACTGGCAATTGATCGACTGATTGAACTGAATTCACCAAGCCGGCCCTGAGCCGGTTTTTTATTGCCTGCAAAGCGGGCGAAACATACCCAAGGGGTGCATCAACGTGGCAGAAGAAAACGAAATCGACCTGGAAAACCCGGCAATCAAGGCCGCTATCGCGACTGCCGTTGAAGCATCCGTTTCCGGACTGAAAACCAAGAACTCGGAACTGCTGGGCAAGCTGAAGGAAACCTCCGGCAAGCTGACCCAGTTCGAAACCCAGTTCGAAGGCATCGACATTGACGCCGTCAAAGGACTGCTCAGTCGAGCTGGCCAGGACGAGGAAACCAAGCTGCTGACCGAGGGCAAGGTTGACGAGGTGTTCAATAAGCGCACCGAGCGCCTGCGTGGCGAGCACGACAAGCAACTGAAAACGCTCGCCGGTCGCGCTGAGAAGGCTGAAGCCTTCGCCGCGAAGTTCCAGGGCAAAGTCCTGGGCGACTCGGTGCGCGGTGCAGCACTGAAAGCCGGCGCATTGCCGGAAGCAACCGACGACATCATCTTGCGCGCCAAAGGCGTGTTCTCACTGAACGAAGAGGGCGAAGCGGTCGCTGTTGACGAGAATGGCCAAACCATCCTTGGCAAAGACGGCAAGACCCCTCTGACTCCGCTCGAATGGGCCGAGTCTCTGCGCGAAAGCGCACCCCACCTGTGGCCAAGGGCTTCAGGGACACATGCCCCGGGCGGGGGCGGCGGCCAGGCTGCATCCAAGCGCTCCGAAATGACCTCCGAGCAGAAGCGCGATTTCCAGCGCAAGCACGGCCAAACCGCATATCTCGCATTGCCCAAGTAAGGGGAAATACCCATGGCTACAACTGTCAACAGCGACCTGATCATCTACAACGATGAGGCGCAAACTGCATACCTGGAGCGCATTCAGGACAACTTGGACGTGTTTAACGCTTCGTCCAACGGCGCAATCGTCCTCGACAACGAACTGATCCAAGGCGACTTCCGCAAGCGCGCGTTCTACAAGCTCGGGGGTGGCCTGGAACACCGCGATGTGAACTCCGACGGCAAGGTCACCGCCAAGAAAATCGGCGCTGGCGAAGCTGTAGGCGTCAAGGCTCCATGGAAATACGGCCCGTACCAAACCACCGAAGAGGCGTTCAAGCGTCGCGGTCGTGCGGTAGATGAGTTCTCCCAAATCATCGGCGCCGACGTCGCTGACGCTACCATCGAAGGCTTCATTGAGTACGCCACCGGCGCGCTCAAGGCTGCCATCGGTTCCAACGCCGCAATGGTGGTGTCTGCCAACATCGAAACCGACGGCAAGAAGACGCTGACCCGTGGCATGCGCAAATTCGGTGACAAGTTCGGTCGCATCGCGCTGTGGGTCATGCACTCGTCGGCCTACTTCGACATCGTTGATGAAGCGATTGCGAACAAAGTCTACGAAGAAGCGGGCGTCGTTATATACGGCGGCCTGCCTGGCACCCTGGGTAAGCCGGTGCTGGTGACCGACAAGGCGCCAGTGGATGCGATCTTCGGCCTGCTGCCGAATGCCGTGGTCATCACCGAATCACAGGCCCCGGGTTTCCGCTCGTACGACGTGAACGACGAGGAAAACCTGGCTATCGGTTACCGCGCCGAGGGTACCGTCAACATCGATGTGTTGGGTTACAGCTGGAAGGAAACCACCGGCGGCACCAACCCAACCCTGGCGGCCGTCGGCTCCGCGGCGAACTGGGTCAAGCACTCGGACAGCAACAAGGTCACCGCCGGCGTGATGATCAACCTCACCACCACGCCACCAGTCGGCGGCTGATAACCACCCCAGGAAGCGGCCAGCGATGGCCGCCACGGAGATTCCGATGGAACTCGTTTATACAAACCAGCTTGACGGCTTTGAGCCTGGCAAGCGTTACCGCGTCCCGGGCCTATTCCGCAGTATTGAGCGCGATACAACGGCAGTGACCGTGGTAGGTGACTATCCCGAAATCGTCACGGCATACGAAGATGCTGGCGTCGATGTTGAGGTGGTTGCGTTGCCAGAGCCTGTTGTTGTCGGCACGCAGGCGGTGGCATCTGGAGAGCTGTCTCAGTTGCTTGCCGCTCTGCAAGACGAGAGTGGCGCAATGGTTCTGCTGGTCGACGGCCTGGAGGCTGGCGAAATCCACCGTCCAGAGTCTGGGGAACTGGCGTTACGCCTGTTTGACGTGCTGGGCACCATTCATGCTTCGGTTGGTGAGTTGACCACTGAACGTGACGGCCTGGCCTTGACTGTCGACGCGCTGCGCGCCGAGGTTGAAGCGCTGAAGAAGTCTGCTCTCACGCCGCCAGCTGATGAGGCCGGTGAAATCTCGGCGCTGAAAGCAAAGCTCGACGAAGCCAAGATTCAGTATCGGGGCAACGCCTCCAAAGAATCCCTGGAAAAGCTCGTCGCCGAGCTGACCAAGGAGTAATACTGCTGGCTGTCGGTCACCCGGCGGCCAATCTACAAACCATTCCAGCGAGTTGACGCATGACACTCATCATCGAGACCGGGCAGGGTCTTCCTGACGCCGAAAGCTATGCAAGCGCCGAGGACCTGGCCCTGTATGCCGTGAAGTTTGGCACGGTCATCCCTGCAGGTGTTGCCGAGCAGGAAGCGCTGCTGCGCCGGGCCGCCTTGGCGATGGATGGCATGACCTGGAGGGGACGCAAGATGAATAGCGAGCAGGCCTTGTCATGGCCGCGCCGGGAAGTGCTGCTGGATCACGAGATCAAGCCGAACAACTACCTGCCGGCCCGCATCCAGTACGGGCAGATGGCCCTGGCCGCTGAGATTCACCAGGACGACATTGACCCGGTGGAGAAGCGCAAGGGTGCAGTGCTGCTGGATCGCGTCGAGGGCGCGGTGACGCGACAGTACGCGGCGATTCCGTCGACCAGCAACCGGCTGATGCCGGCTGCTCCAAATCGTCCAAGCGTCACGCAGTTTGCCGACTATCTGCAGAAGCGAGGATTGTTTTCGGTAAGAGCCTGATCAGTAATCGAGCATTGCGCCAGTCATGTCATCACCAAAGTAATCCATCATCCCGTCACGCCCTTTCTCGATAGCGTTCGCGGCATCCGCCAAGTCTGAAAAGCTGAGTGGCGCGCAGAGTGGCACCACTCTAGATCCGGCTCTCTCCGCAATGAAGGGGTAGTCGGTAGCCGAAATAGCAGTGACTAAAGCCTTTCTAGCAGTGAATTTGTCCTCGATCGACGGGTTTTGCCCTGGCAAGGACGGTCGGGGTATGGCAGCTATACGGGCTTTGAGCTCGTCAGAAATTTTCTGGTAGTTCATCATTCTTCCTTGGGTTGTGATTTATGGAATTCTACGACGAAATGGCCGCGATGGCTCTGGAGATGATCACAGAGTTCGGCCAGCCCGTGACCATCAGCAAGACGGAGCCGGGTGAGTACGACCCAGAGACGGGCGGCGAAGCTCCGGGGGCAACTGTCGAACAGATCGCCCAGGGCATCCTGCTCGACTTCACCGGCCAAGAATTTCAAAACAACAGTCTCATCCGGCAGGGTGACAAGAAGCTCAAGATCGCCGCGCAGGGCTTGTCCTGGGTGCCGGGTTTGCTGGACAAGGTGGTCGTTCAGGGGCGCACTTGGTCAATCGTGCCACCGCTGAAAGAGGTCAACCCGGCCGGCACGCCGATTCTGTATGAATTGCAGGTGCGGTCATGACGAATCGTTATGCAGGAATGAACGGCAGCTTCTCGGCTCAAATCCAAGCTTTCGCAGACCAGGCAAAAGAGGCAATTGACGCTACTTTGCGCGACATCATCATTAATGTCGGCAATAGCGTTATCACGATGTCTCCAGTCGGCAAGCCTGAAATATGGAAAATCAACAAGATTAGCCATGAGTACAACCAAGCTGTAGCTGAGCACAACTCAAAGCTTCGTGATGATCCGGCGAATCTAACGAAGGCGGGTCGACTGAGGCCCGGTAGAAAGCTCAATGACGGGATGGGGATATGGGCTCCGAAAAGGTATGTCGGTGGGCGCTTTCGGGGAAACTGGATGTTCAGCATCAGCACGCCAGACAACTCGACAACCGAAGCGATTGATGCGTCAGGGGCGAGCTCAATGGCGCGCATCGTCAATGGCGCAATTGAGTTCAACGCGGGCGAAACAGCCTACATAACAAATTCTCTGCCCTACGCAATTCCTTTGGAATATGGACACAGCTCCCAGGCTCCAAACGGAATGATCAGGGT